ACACCATCCAGTACCACCCGCCCCTTCTCACGCCCTCAACCCCTAGCCCTAACTAGGACCGTGCCCTCTATCCCCTCATCCGATGTCTTCCTCTTCCTCTTCTTCACAGCCTTCTTCGCAACAGTCATCGCCCACCTCGGCACATGAGCTGCTCGATGAACTCTCAGCCCTGAAGATTCACATCGACGACCTCAAGGCCCGCTACGACGCGCTCCTCCAGCAACTCGACGCCGCGTACCGCGACCACCAGCTCACCGACGACGACCTGCACACCGACACGCACAAGTTCTCTCGGCAGTGCCGCAAGTCCTATTCCTTCGCCCCTGATCACCCCGTCTCCATCCATGAGGCCTCCCTTAAGGCCGAACGTGAGCTGGCCATCGCTCTGGGTGAAGCCGAGGAAAAACTCACCTACTTCTGGACCCTGCGCCGCGTCACCAAGTGACAACCGCCACCATTGAGCGCTACCGCGCCTTCATTGCATCCAAGGGTGTGGCTGCTGATTGCGATGGCTTCCATCCCCGCCATCGGTGGGATCTCTTCACCCACCAGCACGCCACCTTGGACTTTGTTTGCCAGAAGGGCAGGGCCGCAGCCTTTCTGGATACGGGCCTAGGCAAGTCGAGGGTTGAGGCAGCCGCTGCGGCTGAGTTCATGGATGCCACCGGCAAGCCATCCCTGATCCTCACCCCCCTGGCCGTAGCACGCCAGATGCAGCGCGAGTGCGAGTCCATCGGCATTGATGCCCGCATCATCCGCGAGCAGTCCGACGTATGGGCTGGCGTCAACATCGCCAACTATGAGCGCCTGCCCAAGCTCGACACCACCATCTTCGGCGGGGTGGTGCTGGATGAATCCAGCATCCTCAAGAGCTTCAGCGGCCCCACCAAACGGATGCTGTGCGAGGCATTCAGCAGCACGCCCTACCGGCTGGCAGCCACCGCAACGCCAGCGCCCAATGACCATATGGAGCTGGGCAACCACTCCGAATTCCTTGGGCACCTGGGCAGCATGGAGATGCTGTGCCGCTGGTTCATCAATGACACCAGCACCGCTAGCCAGAACTGGCGGCTGAAGGGTCACGCGCAGGCTGACTTCTGGCGGTGGGTCAGCAGCTGGAGCAGGACCGCAACGCTGCCATCGGATCTCGGTGGTGATGATGACGGCTTTGTGCTGCCGCCACTGCAGTACGAGCTGCACACCATCGCGGCAGACATAACCCAGGCGGTACCCGAGGGCATGCTGTTTCGCATCCCCGATGGATCAGCCACCACAATCCACCGCGAGAAGCGGTTGACCATGGCGGATCGGGTTGCCCGTGCTGCAGAGCTGGCCAACACCGCCACCGGCCCGGTCATCGTCTGGTGCGAAACCAACGACGAATCCTCAGCATTGGCATCGTCTATTCCTGATGCCATTGAGGTGCACGGCTCGATGGATGCTGATGCCAAGGTGGCGGCATTGGATGCGTTCACCTTCGGCCAGCGGCGGGTGATCGTCTCCAAGCCGAAGCTGGCAGGCCTTGGCCTCAACTGGCAACACGCTAATACGGTCATCTTTGCCAGTGTCAGCCACAGCTATGAGCAGCACTATCAAGCTGTTCGCAGGGCGTGGCGCTTTGGCCAGACCAAGCCCGTCACCTGTCACGTGATCATCAGTGACACGGAAACAAACATCTGGAACAACGTGCAGCGCAAGGCTGAGGATCACGCACGCATGAAGCGGGCCATGGCTGAGGCCATGAATGGCTACCAGCAGGCTGCAAGCAAAAAGGCATATACCCGCACGCCCAAGGTTCAACTCCCTGATTTCCTCTGCCAATGAAACCCGACTATCAAGGCCAACGGTGGGCTGTCTACCTGGCCGACTGCATTGAGATCATGAACGGTCTGCCTGAGGGCATGATCGATCTGGCCATCTTCTCTCCTCCGTTTTCGGACCTGTTCGTGTACTCAGACTCTGAGCGCGATATGGGCAACTGCAACAGCCATGCCGAGTTCATGGAGCACTATGCCTACTTCACCCAGGCGCTGTATCGGGTGCTGAAGCCCGGCCGCATGGCCTGCGTGCACTGTTCAGACCTGCCAGCCCGCAAGAGCAAAGACGGATTCATTGGGCTGCATGACTTTGGTGGTGACCTGATCCGCGCCCATCAGGATGCCGGCTGGGTGTACCACGCCCGCTGCACCATCTGGAAGGATCCGGTCATCGAAATGCAGCGGACCAAGGCCTTGGGCCTGCTGTACAAGCAGCTCAAGAAGGACAGCAGCCGCAGCCGGGTTGGCATGCCGGATTACATGCTCTTCTTCCGCAAGGATCAGGAAAACCCAGATCCGATCACCCATGATCCTGAGGATCTGCCGGTGAGCATGTGGCAGGAGCTGGCCAGCCCGGTGTGGATGCAGGTCAATCAGACCAAGGTGCTCAATGGCCGGCAGGCTAAGGGCCAGCAGGATGAGAAGCACATCTGCCCGCTTCAGCTGGATGTGATTGAGCGGTGCATCACGCTCTACAGCAATCCAGATGATCTAGTGCTGGATCCGTTCAATGGCATCGGCAGCACCGGGTATCAAGCCTTGAAGATGGGCCGCCGGTATATCGGTGTGGAGCTCAAGCCTGAATACGCGAAGCAGGCAGCCAAGTTCCTCGAGCAGGCTGAGGGATCTGCTGGCCAACTGTTCCAACTGCAGGAGGTGGCATGAATCAGCAGGAGACACGCCGGCTGAGCATCCTCGTTCCGGTGCGAGACATTGAGAAGCTGCGGGCACTGCAGCAGCAGGATGAAGGTATCAGCGATCTGATGCGCCGCATCATCCATGAGCGGGCCACTGCCATGGAGGTGACCCAATGACCCTCAGCTTCACGGTCTACGGCCTGCCCGCTGCCCAAGGCTCAAAGCGACATATGGGTAACGGCATCCTCGTTGAATCCTCTAAAGCAGTCCTCCCTTGGCGAACGGATTGCAAACACGCAGCCCTAGCCATCAAGCCCCACGACTGGGACACCTCCCTACCCATGGGCCTCTCTGTCGTCTTTCGCTTCAAGCGCCCCGCTACCCATATCGGCAAACGGGGCGTCAAGCCTTCCGCTCCACTCCACAACACCTCAGCCCGCTCTGGTGACCTCGACAAGCTCTGCAGGTCAACGCTGGATTCACTCACAGGTGTCCTCTACGACGATGACCGCCAGGTCGTCTCCATCACCGCCACTAAGCGGTATTGCCTCTCCGATGAACCCCAAGGGGCTCTCATCACCCTGATCCCCCTAGCGGCAAACTAAGCCGGAGGTAGACGCTATGGCTGACTACGCCATCCTCGCCAGTCACCCCGACTGCTCCAGCCTTCTCGTTGGCATCCGCCTTGATGCCTTCGATGAATCCACCGCCACTGATCACGCCTTTCACCTCACTCACTCCTACTTCATCCCAGGCCTTCACCTCCCCTATAAAGCCCTCTCCAAGGAAGGTGATTACCTCGTCGTCTACTCCTATAACGGCTATACTCGCATCACCCTGTTGCCAGCATCCTCTTACGATGAAGCCGTAAGGGTCATGGCCCAACTCAAAAACCACGGGCGCGTGGTCACCCCTGATCAGCCCATCGCATAAACCCCTCCTCTCACCAATGAAGAAGCAGCGAGGTCACTACAAACTCAATGCTGCCCTCATTGAAAAAGCTGGCAGACTTGCTTCCCTTGGTTGGTCGCAAAAGGCAATCGCTGTTGCCTGTGGTGTAACTGAGGAAATGTTTTGCAAGTGGCTTTCTAGTGCAAAAGGTGATGATCCTACGAGGCTTGAGCTTCAACTTCTTCAAGCAATCCATGAAGCATCATCTGCGGGTGAAGAACGCCTAGCTGCAAAAATCGCAGACGGTGATACACGTGACGCGCAATGGCTCCTTACTCATTCAGCTCGCTGGCGTGACAACTGGTCCGATGCAGCTGCTACCCGACGCGAAATAAATAACACCCTCAACACCATCGTTCAAATCATCCAACAGTCTGATCTGACACCTGAACAGCAAGATCACCTTCTCCTGCGTATGCAGGCTGCTGGCCTTGGCGCTGCTGCTTGATCCCATCGGTGCGGCCCTCGCGCAAAATCGCCTCGCACGCCTCGGTCAATCCAGTTCAAGGCCACCGTCTACCACTGAAGTCCTAGCCCGCATCCAGGCCAACCTCCTCCCCCATCAGCAGGCCTTCTGCCAAGACACCACACACCGCAAACTCGGCCTGGTCTGTGGCTTCGGTGCTGGCAAAACCTATGGCCTCGTCGCTAAAGCCGTCACCCTGGCCGCGCAGAACATCGGCTATGCCTCTGCCCTGTTTGAGCCTGTCGCACCCATGCTCCGCGACATCCTTGAGCGGACCATGGACGACCTGCTAACGGAATGGCAAATCCCGTTTACCTTCCGCGTTAGCCCCCTGCCTGAATACGTCCTGACCTTCGCAGAAGGGGAGCACACCATCCTGCTGCGGACCATGGAAACCTGGAATCGCATCCGTGGCCAGAACCTTTGCGCCATCGGCTTCGATGAGGCTGACACCGCCCCGATGCGCGTCGCGGAGAATGCCACAAGAATGGCCCTGGCCCGCTTGCGTGCTGGCAACATCCGCCAGTTTTACGCGGCTACCACACCAGAAGGCTATGGCTGGGCATTCCAAACGTTCCAGCGGGATGCCAAGGATGACACCCGGCTGATCCAAGCCAAGACGGAAGATAATCCCCATCTGCCGGATGACTTCATCCCCAGCCTGGTGGCCAACTACCCGGCCAACCTCATTCAGAGTTACCTAAATGGGGAATTCGTCAACCTGACGACGGGCACGGTCTACGACCGCTTCAATCGTGCTCACCACGTTCGTCCACTCCCGCCACTCATTGATCCCACTACGAAAATCGAGAAAGAGTACGATCACAGCAGGCCCCATCCAGATGAGTCCATTCTGGTCGGGATTGACTTCAACGTTGGTAACACCAATGCAGTCTTGGCCGTTCGTCGTGGTCGAGAGCTGTTCGTCTTTGATGAGGTGGCCGGTGCCCATGACACCGATGCCCTCGGCAAAGAGATCCGCCGCAGGTTCCCTGATTCCAGAATCCTCGGATACCCCGACGCATCAGGCCGTAACCGCTCGACCAACAGCTCCAGATCTGACATTGCCATCCTGCAGAGCTACGACATCAGCAACATGGCCCCCTCGGCCAACCCACCCGTCAGGGATCGTGTGGCCAGCGTTCAGGCAGCACTGGAGAACGGCAACGGCGAGACACGGCTATGGGTCAGCCCAGGTTGCAAGAAGCTGATCGAATGCCTGGAGCTGCAGTGCTGGACAGATAAAGGCGAGCCTGACAAAGACAACGGTTTCGACCACATGAACGATGCACTGGGCTACATGGTGCATCGCCTGTTCGAGGTAGGCCGCGCCACTGCAGGGAAAGCTGTCCGTGGTATCCGGGTCTACTAGGAAAACTAGGGGCAAAGATCCGCCCTGCCATGGCCCGCTCCTATAAGCGCGACAAAAACGGTCGCTTCTCTGGCACCGGAGGAGGTGGTGGCGGTGGTGGTGGCACCAGCAAGGCAGCTTCCACCCGCAAGGCCAACACGGCCCGAGCAGCTGAACTGAAAGCTAAGGGCACCACTGGCCTCGGTGATCGCCTCAAGGCCAAGGGCTTCTCTGGTGGCAAGGGTGCCCAAGAGCGTGCTGGTGGGCTGCGCAGCAGTGCTACGGCTTCTGGTCGTGGTGTGGCCTTCACCGTCGGCAAAGGCGGCAAGATGTCCGGCGGTCAGGCTGCTGCAACCAGTGGCGCCATCAAGGCTGCAGCAACTGCCAAGTCCAAGGCAGGCAACGCTGGCAAAGCTCCTGCTCGCACGGATAAGGCACCAGCCAGTGCTGCTAAGGCTCGTTACAAGCAACTCAGTGGTGCAGCCCGCAAGAGTTCACCGTTCCGCTCTGCTGCTGATAACCGCAAGGCAGCAGGTGCCAAGCGCAGCCTGAAGAGCATGATTGCCAAGCGCGGGCGTGGTTGATTGTCGTTACTGTCAATCATCTGCCCTAACAGCATGAAGCCAACTGTGACTGCCGTGGGGCGCATCCTCAAGCCAAAGCACGGTGAACCTCAAGTTCACCACGTCATTGCCATCCATGCTGATGGCACTGTGTCCACCCGCATCAGGCGCGTCCTTAAGCCGGAAAGCTAGATCATGCTTAATACCACCGGCCCTGTTCAGCTTCTGACCACGCCCAGCATTCTTGACCTCCGTGTTCAGGATCCGGGTCTGGCCTGGAGGCGGATGCAACCCCGTTGGGAGTTGCTGGAAGCACTCTCCGGTGGCACCCTCCAAATGCAGGCTCTCGGCACCAAATGGCTGCCGCAGGAGCCGAAGGAGGCTGACGCGTCATACAAGAACCGCCTGGCCAACTCCATCTGCCCGCCATACTTCCAGCGGATGGAGGCCATGCTGGCTGGTATGGTCACCCGGAAGCCCATCCGGCTTGATGGTGTTTCCGATGTGGTCACTGAGCATCTGTATGACGTAGATCTGCAGCAGAATGATCTACAAGTCTGGGCGTATAACTTCTGCCGTCAACTGATACGTTACGGCCACATGGGCGTTTTGGTTGATTATGGCCGTGGAGAAGATGGCCAGACGACTGATCGCCCATATTGGGTCAGTTATACCCCTCGGGATATTCTTGACTGGCGAGCAGATCTGCGAGATGGCACCCAGAAGCTAACCATGCTCCGGCTCTACGAACGCCTAGAGCTGCCCTACAACGAATGGGGCACGGAGGTGGTCGAGCAGGTCCGTGTGCTAGAGCCTGGCCGGTTCCGACTGTTCCGCAAGCGCCCCAGTCAAGGTGGTGACTGGACGTTGGTGGATGAAGGCCAGACCAGCCTGCCGGACATCCCCTTTGCCGTGGCCTATGCCAATCGCGTCGGCCTGTTGGAGTCTGCCCCGCCGCTGGAGGAGATTGCCTGGCTGAACCTCAAGGCGTACCGCTGCGACAGCGATCAATCCAACCTGCTCCACATCTCTGCCACCCCTAGACAGTTCCTCTACGGGGTGCCTGCAGAGCTAGACGAGATTGAAGCAGGACCGGAGTCGGCCATTGCCCTGCCGCAGGATGCACGGGTCGAGTTTGTCGAGCCTGCTGGCCAGAGCTTCCAGGCCCGCTTCCAGCAGCTGGAGAAGATCGAAGAGCAGATCAACCAGCTAGGGCTAGCGGCGATCATCGGGCAGAAGATGGCAGCTGAAACCGCCACCGCTAAATCCATTGACCGCAGCCAGGGCGATTCGGCCCTGATGAACGTGGCCCTGCAGCTGCAGGATCTGATTGACAACTGCCTGAAGTTCCATGCGGACTACTTGGGCATCGGTGACCCTGGCACCAGCATGGTCAACACGGACTTTGTGAGCCAGAAGATTGAGCCTGCGCAGATGGCCGAGCTGGTCAAGCTGTGGAGCCTAGGCGGCATCACGCTGGAAACCTTGCTGATCCAGCTGGCGGATGGCGAGATCTTTGTGGACGACTTTGACGTGGACGCAGAGGTCGAGGCGACCAATGCGCTGCGGGAGGCTCGGATGCAGGAGCAGGAAGCAATGCTGTCGGCCAACCTGAACGCCCAGCAGCAGCCACAGGAGCAGCCTGAGGAAAAAGAGGAACCGCTAGAGGCACCTCCGGCAACCTAGTGGGCAATCCTGCCCTGTGGGCATGTCTGAAGAACAAGCAACGGCTCCTGTGGAGTCCAATGCACCCGACGATTCCATCAACACTGAACTCGAAGCCCTCCGTCGTAAAAACAAGGAACTCCTCGACGAGGCCAAGCGGGCCAAGGCCAAGGTCCGTGACATCCCTGATGATGTAGATGTCAAGGAACTGCTCGACTTCAAGCGCAAAACTGAGCAAGCTGAAGCCGAGCGCAAGGGCAAATACGAGGACGCCCTCAAGGTCTACGAACAGCAGTTCCGTGACCGGGAGGCCAAGTACCAAGAGCAGATCACTGCCCTAGAGCAGGAGGTCAGGATGCTCAAGCTGGATTCCCGTGTCGTCTCCAAGCTGGCCGATCAAGTCCACGACCCTGAAGCAGTGCTGCGCCTGGAAGGCGACAAGCTGACCCTCAACGAGGCCGGTGAACCCGTCATCAAGGATGGCTACACCGAGGTGCCCCTTGATCAATGGGTCGCTGACCTGCAGCAGCGCAGGCCGTACCTGTTCAAGCAGGCTGCCAAACCCGTCGGCACCGGAGCACCCATCGCCACACGGTCCACTGCTGGCATTCCCGCTGGCCTGAAAAACCCCTTCAGCAAGGAACACTTCAACCTCACCGAACAGGGCCGACTCTTCAAGACCAACCCTGAACTGTATGCACAGTTGAAAGCAGAGGCAAAGCGGTAAGCTATTGCCAAAGCGGAAGGCTGTGCTTTCCCTGTCGGCTTGTGGCCACAACAACCCTTCATTAAGGCTTCGCTATGGCAACCCTGCGATCCGATGTGATCGTTCCCGAGGTTTTTAGCGCCTACGTTGATGAAGCCGTGACCACCCGGTCGGCTTTCATCAATTCGGGCGTCATCCAGCCTCTGGACATCCTCAATGCCACCGAAGGTGGCGATTATGTCAACGTCCCCAGCTGGTCCGCCAATCTGTCCGGTGACGTGGAAATCCTTTCGGATACCACCAGCCTGACGCCTGGCAAAATCGGCGCTGAAAAGCAAATCTGCCCCGTCCTGCACCGTGGCCGTGCATGGGAAGTCCGCACCTTGGCTGCTCTGGCCGCTGGTGATGACCCCATGGCTGCCATTGGCCGTAAGGTCGCTGACTACATCAGCCACCAGCAGCAGAAGGACATTTTTGCCATCCTGGCTGGCATCTTTGGCCCTCTGACCTCCAACACCACTGGTGTGCTGAAGGATCTGGCCATTGATTCCAATGCCACTGCTGCACCGCTGAGCCCCTCCAAGGTGGCTCGTGCTCGCGCTGCACTGGGCGACCAGGGCGAAAAGCTGAGCGTGATCGCCATGCACAGCAAGTGCTACTACGACCTGGTGGAGCGCAAGGCCATCGACTACGTGACGGCTTCAGAGCTGGGGATCACCCCGGATACTGCACAGCCTGATGCGTTCGCTGGCAGCGTGGCTGGTGCCTATAGCACTGACGTAACAGTTCCCTTTTACATGGGGCTCAGAGTTATTGTTAGTGACGATGTGAACAACGATGGCACTAACTATGCCAGCTACCTGTTCACCCCAGGTGCCATGGCCTCCGGCAGTCAGTCCGGTCTGGTCACTGAGACTGATCGTGACATCCTCGCCCTGAGCGATGCCATGAGCGTCCACTGGCACAACCTCTACCACCCGCTCGGTGTGTCCTACACCTCTGGTGGCGTCAACCCCAACCGCACCGTGCTCAGCACTGTCGGTAACTGGACGCAGGTTTACGAGACTAAGAATCTCGGGATCGTGTCCATCGTCTCCAACCCGAGCATCTGAGGTAGCTAACGATGGCATCCATCTTTGAGCTGGAATCCCCCAGCTTTGGCCGGTCCTCGACCGGCAAGGCCCTGGTCGCTGCTAGCAACACTGCTGGCACCAGCCTGACTGCTGCACAGTCGGTTGGCGCGATCATCACCGCTACCCCCACGGGTAACCGCACCATCACCACTGCCACCTTCGCTGAGATCGTGGCTGAACTTGGCGCCCAGGCCAAAGTGGGTCAGACCTTTGAGCTGACCATCGTCAACCTGGCTGCTGACACCCACACGCTCACCCTTGCTGGTGGCGATGCTGGTGTGACGGTGGTGGGTGCTGCGGCAGTGGCTGCTGCTTCGACTGCGACCTTCATTGGCCGCATGAACAGCACCAGCGCAATCGTGTTCTACCGCTCCTGATGGGACTATTCGCCTTCCGGCGACTGCGGGAACAGGAGGCTGCCTCTTCGGAGGTGGCCTCTTTCTCTATGCAGAGCCAACAGCAGGATGAGCCTGCTGATAAGCCAAAGCGTCAGCGGCGGCAACCTAAGGCCAGCAATGGTCAAGGTTCCGAGTAATGGCAGTGTTCTTGGGTGGTGGTGATGCTGTTACGCGGGAGGGTCTGGAGATCCCGCCGCATGACTATTACGTCAACACCTGGACTGATGGCAACCTGACCCAGACGGTCTACAAGCGTGGTGGGGCCAGTGGCACAATCGTGGCCACGGTCGTGATGACCTATGACGGTGCGGGCAAGCTCCTGACTGTGACCAGGAGCTGAGCCATGTTGCCAGCGACCTATGACCTTGTGGTGCCGCAACGGGCATCCTTTCGGCAGCGGTTCAAGATCCCGCTGGATTTTACAGATCGGGAAGTCTGCGCTCAGATCTGGCGTGTGCAGCCTGTTGCTGATGCACCGTCCACTGCCACTGGGCGGAATGTGAGGGTGAGCAAGGTTCTGGAGCTGGGCGTTGACTGGATTGATCGCGCCTTGGTTGAAGACGATGTGACTAAAGGCGTCTTTGAACTCTACGCAGCTTATACAGATACGGCTGCCTTGGAGATTGCAGAGTTATTGGAATGGGATCTGCTGGTCATTGATGGGACCAGTTTGCATGATGGTGAGCGTACCTATTGGCTCCATGGTGCAGTAACGATTGACCCTGGCTTGTCTGAGTCCACAGGTGATTGATAATGACCACGCCAGTTGTTCAGGTTGTCCAGAGTCAGTCGACTGTTGATGTCACAACAGTTAATGCTGTCGTTCAGGTTGATCAGTCTGGCGAGGTCACTGTTGTTGAGGTACAGATCAGCCCTGCACCGGGCATGGTCGAGCTGGTCACGCCTGGTCCGCAAGGCCCCGCTGGTGTTGCTGGTCCCACTGGTGCAACCGGCGTACAGGGTGCTACAGGCCCTGCCGGTGCAACTGGGGCAGGGGTCACTGGGGCAACAGGTATTCAGGGGCCTACTGGTGCCATTGGTGCGACTGGGGCAACGGGTGCGGGTGTTACGGGGGCGACAGGTGCAACTGGGGCAGTAGGTGCCACAGGGCCTGCTGGAGCCGATGGGACGATTGGCATTGATGGTGCGACTGGCCCAACCGGCCCGACAGGAGTTGGGGTCACGGGGGCCACTGGTGCAGCAGGAGCGACG